CCATTCTTTGTCAGGTTGACCAAACACATCCATATTATTCCAGAAGACGTGAGTAAATTGAATAGAATCTTTATAAGATTTAGTATAATTAGATCTTTCGGTTTGAATTTCTATATCTGTAGTATTTGGATTATAAAACCAAGGAAATTCTTTAGTCTCACCTGGCGGCAAAAATAAACGAGTTAATTCTATTACATAATCTTCCGATAAAAGATTTTTTATAATTTTTATATCTTTCATTTAATACCTAATGCCTTTCCTATGGTGTTATCTAACTCGTCCATAGTAATTAAGTTTTGTTTTGTTTCTAATACCTTACGTTTAGCATCCAACCCAAATACTTTTTTAAACCAAATGTTTAATCTATCGCTAACGTCTACTACTTTTCTAAACGTCTTCCTACTAATTATTTTCAAAACAATTCCTTTTCGGTTAGGACTTGAAACAAATAGCCATGTTCTTTACAGTATTTTCTTGCCGCTTTCCATTTGGCTTTGTTAACACTCCATCTCTTTTGCCATTGCGGCTTAATCTCAACAATCTTTTCAATAACGTTGCCGTTAACATCTTTATACTTTATATAAAAGTCCGGATAGTAATTATGTAAACGATCGTCTTTGGGCGACACATACGGAATATGAATTGCTTCACTGTTCCATTCTAGTATGTTCTCTGAACGATCACAGTATATCATAAACCGCCGTTCCCACATGGATCTATATATGGCACTATTTTTATTAAATTTTGATTTATTCTTAGGTATGTACTTTCCTTTGATTGCAGTATTTTTCATGGCTGGGACACAGGGATTCGAACCCCAACTGACAGAATCAAAATCTGTAGTGCTACCGTTACACTATGTCCCATTTTAAAATTGCTGTGGCCCATAATCTCTATAAGTGAAATCAAAATTTGCTGACATAGATCTCCGAAGTCCCTCTCCATAAAACGGCATAACAGCATGTGATAACCATCCTGGAAAAAAATAAAATTTTCCTACTATCGGTAATACAGCATATCCCGATTTAGTCCATAATGCTTGCCTACCATCATACCAAGTAAGTAACCCATCTATTTTATCTTCTACAAAACTGTCTGGAACTTTTAAATATCCTACTACCGATAACGTAGAAGGTGCATGTTCGTGTGTGGGATTCCATTCTCCTTCTACCATATCATTAATCCATGCTCCAGGAATTTTAAATAAACTAGGATGTATTTCTCCCCGGTCACAAGTTTTATGGTGGACATAGGTTTCACATTGTTTAAACATCCAATCGTACAACCCCATTTCTTGCCAAATTTCAGGTGCGTGAGAGGCATCTACTCCTTTTTCTAATTCAATACGGCCTACAAGATTGGGTCTATATTCTCTTTCTATAGAAAGTTGTTCATCATTAACTACGTTGTCCATATATTCATTTAGTTTGTCGACGTATTCCATCGGTATATCAACACACATAATTGTTGGACCAAACGGTGTAATAAATTCTGTCATATTACTTCCCCAATAACTTTTGCATCTTTTATATGATCTAAAATTTTATCAGTTTCTTTTGCTACTAATAACATTCCCCATCCACAATTAAACGTGCTTTCAAATTCTACTTTACTAAATTTAGTTTTCTTATATAATTCTTGCCACTGCTTACTATATTTAAATTTTAATTTATAACTAGTTCCTATAGGAAGAACACGCGGCAAGTTACCATGTATACCTCCTCCAGTAATGTGTGCTAATGCATTAATGTGTTCTATTATTGGTAACACATCGTATGTGTATATCCTAGTAGGAGTCAACATCTCTTCTGTGTATTCATTATAAAGTTTTCTTATGAGACTAAAACCGTTACTATGTAAACCACTACTAGGTATACCTATTATATGATCTCCGGCTTTAACATTTTTAGGACGTACATCTTGTGCATGTACTAAACCAATTGCAAACCCTGCTAAATCAAAATTTGACTTTGTATATACTCCTGGCATTTCGGCAGTTTCGCCTCCTACCAATTGGCAGTCTGCTATTTCACATCCTTGTTGTATTCCTTTAAGTATTTCTTTACTTTTCTTTAATACTAATTTACCCGTTGCATAGTAGTCTAAAAAAGCAAATGGCGTTGCACCATGACATATAATATCGTTAACACACATAGCAACTAAATCAATACCTATAGTGTCATATTTTTTTAATTGTTCTGCTACTAATATTTTAGTACCAACACCATCAGTACCCATTACAAGTCTACAACCTGTATGCCAATAAGGATTTTTCCAAGTAGTAAATTGAGGTAATGTTTTATCTATATCAATAACAGCACCGTAGCCGCCAATACCTAAATGCTTAACTAACTTGTCTGCTTTATTAACATCTACGCCCGCGTCTTTATATGTTATCCTATCCACTTTTCCATCCATCCGTGCTTTGCTTGTATTGCTTTTTTACAATTTGCACAAAATGTATCTTCGTCATTTACTTCGTCGGGGTAACCATATGGAAAGTCTTTTTTAGTATACCATTTCCAAAATCGATTATGCCTGTACATTACTGATCCGCGTTGTAATACTTCTTTACAACGTCGACATTTTTTAACTGTCACTGTTTTTTTTTAATTTTCTTTTTAGGTTTAGTAACTAACTTGTATATTTCTTTCCAATTTTTAACAAGTGGAATATCTCCTGCATAGTCCATATTGTGACCATGTTCCATAATTATACTATTAAGACCTAAATTTGATCCAGTTTCTGCATTTGCAATTTTGTCTTCTATCCACCAACAGTCTGAATTTTTATATGGTAATAGTTCTTCGTCTTTGTCTGCACCTGTTCCTAGGCATATAATTTTTTCAAATGTTGTTTCGCCAAATAATTTATATAAGTTTCGTTGTCTTAAATTAATTGCGTGTTGATTTGTACTTAAAGAAGTAATAGCATGAAATACATATCCATGTTCTTCATGTAACTTTTTTACATAGTACATTGCATCTCTAAGGGGAGGAAGGAATCCTATTGCGGCACTTTCATTGAAAAAGTTTATAAACCTTTTTCCTTCTTTTGGGTCTATGCCAAAACGTTTGCCTACACAATATTTAAATTCATGACCTTCGGCCGCTATTTGTCCATGTTCTTCCATCCAGGTATGAAACGCGAATTCCCAATTTAACAGAACTCCATCTACATCTGTTAATATTACTTTGTCCGCTTTCATAAATTTACTTCGAAGTGCATATTTTTCTAGCGTTGATGTCATCAACACTATTTAAGAACATATTTGTATTAATAATCAATGTGTATTATGAACCATAATCATTGGAAACTTTATTGGTCCAACCCTGTCCTTTTAAAACAAATGTTGATTTAGATACCATTTTTTTCAAAGACTTTTTGCCACAATGTGGACAATATAATAAAGGATCTTCACTCATTTTTTGTATACATTCTATTTGGTGCCCACAATTTTTTCTCTTACATTTATATTCGTACGTTGGCATGTCTTTCTCCTATTAAATCCATTATAGCAGTAAACCCCTGCAAAGGCAATGCCGAATTATTAAATACTTGCCCAACTGCAAGCGGATTAACCATCATAAATAATTCAAAATTTCTACAGATTGTTTGAAATTCTTCTATAGAAATTTGTGGATCTTTTATTGCACTACGAATATCCCTAAAAAATTGTACTGTTTGTTCTGTAATAGTTTTAGATTCTTCGTCTGCTTCTATATCCATTATAACTGCTTCTATTCCGGAGTTACTTATATGTTCAATGTATTTTTTAGGATCAGTTAATATAACATCTGCATGTCCTGTGTCTTCATCTATATAATAAATTCTATGTGTTGACATATTATGTGGTACTCCGACCCGGGATCGAACCGAGATTGTCGCCGTGAAAGGGCGATGTCCTAACCATTAGACGACCGGAGCATGTATTATCCACGTAATAGTTGTTGTGCGTGTGCTCGTATATCATCTATTAAATATTGAATCCGTTGTTGATGTGCTTCTTTATCTTCTTCCCCTGCTGGATCATACATAATTTCTTCTAACGTAATTGACTTTTTATGCATTACCCGTATAACTTTAATGAAATCATTTATACTATGATATTTATAAGCCATTGTTTAATTCAGGGAATATTTCTTTAATGATATCTGTTGCGCGATTTATATCATCTTCACTATATACACTTCTAACTCGCGATCTAGGTGCGTCTTTTCCTCTATCGATTACTTCGTTTTTTGCTAATGTAAATACCTGTCGTTTATTAAGGGTTTCTAAATAAGTAACAGGATTAAAAGAGTTGGCTGCCGCATTAGCAAATGCTAATGCACTCAACGAATAGAGCACTATATCATCCAAACACATCGGTACAATCAGTTTAGCTGTTATCCGTTTTATGCCGTCTTCACAGGCGTGACTTCTCATAACATATTAATAATACAGTCATACGAAGAATTTGTCAACCAAAGCGTCTTGCCATAAAGAAAGGGGATTTTGGTTAACAAGGATCATCCCGAACCCCGACTAGCGATTTATGCCGCTAGTTTATACTCATAAACGTCGTTGTTGGCGTTTAATTGGTTGTGTATCTCTTCACTGCTTTCCCGGCCCTGTCGAAACTATCTCGCCCCCATGTGGTGGAGGCGGCCGGTACTGCCCCGGCGTCCAAAACCTCTACTTACAGCACGTCATCAATACAAATAATACTTATAATGTACCTAATAATTCCCCCGTATATAGCGTCTAAAACGCTCACTATGCGTTTCTTTAGTTAAATATGAGTACTAGCACCCATTACTTTCGGGGGAGAAAATGGCTTTGCCTTCTTACTTAACTATAAGGCACGTAGAACTAAAACCAGGTCCTATACCCACGAAAACTTGGATCTTATGTGCGGCGCAGGATATACCACATAAAAGAATGGTAGGCCCGGCATTTATTACCCATCCCCACATTCATATAGGTAAACGACCTGGTCATGCCAATGAAGGTTCTTGGATAACAACAGCATTGGGTGAATTTCTCACTGAATCAGATAATCCTAATGGAAAGTTATGGGATATTATGTTATCTGGCGGATGGGATTGGGGACTACGATATGAAGACTGTTGGTGTAAATGTTTAGATATAATTCGTCCAATGAAAAAAGGAGAACCGTTAACGGTAAAGTTAGGTGATATCGAAAAAAGAGATTAAAGAACAAATAAAACAAGTAGCGACTGATATTAAATATATTAAGGCATATGATAAAAATCTTAGTGAGTATGGTAAACAATTACTACAAGAAAAAAAAATTATGTTGGATAATTTAAAATATATCGAAAGTCGTTTAGACGAACCCTGTGGTATGCGTTAATTAAGGATCTAATCCATAATTAACAGTTTCACTTGCTGGTTGATATCGTAAATGTATCGTCCAGTTAATGTCTTTGCCTGTTTCACCAAATACTTTAAACACCAACTTATCAATTAAAACTTCTACTGAAACATCCCATTGTGTAGCATTGTTTTGATAAACTGTTTTAGCAGCTGGTCCTACTAATCCTACTGTACCTAAAGTATTATCTACAAGACCTTCTAATTTAAATGCGTTACGTTCAACCGTTCCGCCCGTTCTTCTTGCTAAAAATGTTGCTGTAAAGAACCAACATTCGTCTGCATTGGGAGCAATAGTTTCAGAATAAATTCCATCTTGAGATGTATCCCACATTATTTGAACAGCACCCGCATCTGTTGTTAATGCTCTACTTTTAAGTAAATATTCATCTCCACTAATAAAAATATCTTGTGTTCTTTGTTCTATTCGAACACCGTCACCTGCAACTAAAGTTCTGAGTTTAATATCATTGCCACTAGTTTCATCATATACTTTAGCACCAGACCCAATATTGGCATGAGTATTATCTTCAGTTGCAGTTAAATAACCTGCAAGTGCATGATTGCCCCAGCCATATGCTTCATTCCAATTAGAAACATTAGTTGCTGTTATAGTTCCAGCGACTGATGCTAAAAATACAGGATCTGCTTCGTCTACAAATTCTAGTGCCGAACCGCCGGTATTGCTTTTTACAAATTTACTAGCAGTAATAGTGCTTGGTGTATCAGTTAAGTCTGTCCATGTGTCTGGTATAGAATCTAAAAATGTTTGGTCCAATCCTACAGTTAATGTTTTATAGGGATTGCCATCACCTGATTCTACAATAGTAACTTTACCAGACTCCCCTGTAACTAATTGTAATACTGCTTTGTTTGCTTCTTTCTTTAAAAGTCCTGTTCCATCTTGTGGAGTTGCTATAACATCTTGTAAAAATAAATCTAATTCTGCAGAAGAAGTATTTATAATAATTGTACCTGTTGTACTTGATCCACCAGCACCAGTTGCACCCGGAACAATACCCCCTCCAGGATTTGTACCAGCAGTACTGCCGCCTGTAGCTCCCAATGAACCTCCTAAATCAGGAGCAATTACATTTGATTCAAATCCTCCTAATTCAGATATATCAGATGACCATATGCCATCCGACGTACCAGGTTTAGTAGAACCCGAAGATACATAGTCATTATAAGTTCCTGATTCTTTTAAATCAAAAAATGTATCTGTAATTTCTCCAGCTGCATTTTCAGCAGGGAGTCTACTAGCAACTACAGGATGACGTGTAGCTTGTTGTTCTAGATTTTTTACAATATCACTATTTGCAATTGCACTCCATGGATCATTTCCACTAGGTAATGCATGATCTTTAAGTTGACTATGTGCTGAATAAAGATTAGATGCTGTTGTTGAGGCTGCCGAAACTGTAGCCGCGGCTGGATCACCAGCATTTTCTGTTGCCATCATTGCAGTAACATCTGTATTCCATGAACTTAGGCTATTCATGATTACACTAGATACAACACCTGTTGCAATTATTGTAGGTAAGTCGTCGCTAATGTCTTTAAGAAGACCGCTACTTAATCCACTAAAATCAAAACTACCATCTGAATTTAAACATAAACTCACATCTCCTATATTACCCAAAGCATTAATATGACTTTGTCCAGGACCAAATAATGAACCCAATGCTTTATCTAATAAGGCTCCTATGTTTGGTGCTGTAACTGGATTGTCACAAAAATTAACCAATGAATATATAGTTGCCATTTGATTTATAACATTTTGCATTCTTGCTATAGTACTGTTTACACCTAAATGATCTAATAAACCACTAAGAGTATTTTTCATAGTGTTTAATTGATCTTGTAAACCTTCCGGCATGCCTGGCGTACCAATAAGATTACCTAAAGCAATTTCTAAACAAAGCATTTGGCCTTCAAATGGATTTCGAAGACCTCCTGCTAAAATTTGACATATTATATCCCTGATAGTATTAGGTAATTGAGTTTTATTAACAAGCCGGATATTCCCATCAGCACTTGCCGCCACAACTCCTTGTACATCAGGTAATCGAGTATTGGCAATGCTTGATAATTTCCCAGCAGTTTTTTGTAAATTTTTAAGAGTGGCCATTCTATATCCTATGTACTATCAATAATAGCAAATCCATAACTTGTATCATCAGCAAATACATTAGGACTTCCATTTATTCTAGGATGTCCACATGTATCCGAATCACCTTCGCAGTTAACAGGAATATTATGAGCAAATACTGTATTTCTTCCTTCTGCTGTATCCCAACTACTGTGACAATGTATTGAAGGTAATGGGCACGGTGGATGTCCCGTGCCTATTGAACCGTCGACCGATACAAGAAGATTGTTTGCAAATACAGTTCCTTGAGGAATACTTGTTATGGTTCCTCCGGCAGAATTCCAATCATTCATTCTATGTACTCGTTTGGCCATATTTGTTTCCTATGTAATTATTTTTTGAGTGTTAGGTGTTGCTAAAGATATTCCTGTTGTTGCTTGGACATAAGAATCTGCTAATATTTTATTAGGCGATATAATCATAACAACTTTATCTTTGTTTACTGAAACAATTGGAGTTGCTGAAATATCCAACGACACCATCATGGGTATTAATCCTACACCTTCTGGTCCCATTGCTAATGCTAATGGCTTTCTTAATGTTATTGTATTGTCGTCATCGTCAACCCATTGGGCGAGTATTTCGTCACCACTTACAAGTTTTAATGCAACAACATCATTTTTCTTATGTTTTTCTACTAACATTTACATTGCACTCTTTTTTTCTTGTATTTCTTTTCTACGTGCTTTGGATAGTTTTCCTAATTCACCTAGTGCTTTGCGGGCTCTCGCCGCAGATGCTTTAACGCCTTTTTCTTCGAATTTGACTGATTCATTCATATATGAATCGAATTGTGAAATAATTTCATCATGTATTGACATTTTTATTCTCCTTTTCAACCTAACTATTTATCGTAAAAAAAGGGAGCCTTTGCGGCTCCCTTTAATTTATACGCCATATGGCGTGTTTTAATAAATAATCTACTTATACTTCGAATAATCTATTTGTTTTTTATTGTATTGTACAACTATCATATTTCTCTATATGCCCTAGTCATTACAACATCATCGGGCGATTCTATATTATATTTAAATCTACTTGGTAAGGTATCTATTTTGGCTTTCACCGAGCATAAGGAAGTGATCTATTCCTTAAATTATTTCGTTAATATTTCATTTCCTTTCTCCCTATTGTTTACTATTTTCTCTATAGGAAATAATGTTATATTTTTGTGTTTTAGTAACTGTATCCGCCAATGAACATAGTCTATATATTTCATTATTAGATATTATCTATTATATCTTCTATTTGGTCTTTTGTCAACCGAAGTAACGAAGCGGCACCATCTTCTACTACTAATGTATTACCTTGATAAATTTGTGGTACTGTTCTGTGTCCTTGCTCTAGTATCCAATCTTTCGATGCCCGGTCTGTTGATATATCTACTTCTTTATATGATATGTCGAGTTCTTGCAAATATTCTTTAACATTGGTGCAATGATGGCACCGCGGTGAAGTATATACAGTTAACATTATTCGATGTCACATCCTTTATGTTTACCATAATATTTTTTGAGTTTTAAGCCGCCCCAGGCAATTAGTGCCAAATTAAATGCTATTGCTGTGTAAAATACCCACGAATGCTCTGCAAGCCACATGCCAAACGTTGTTCCAGTTAAACCAAATACTACTACAAACCACGGTATCACACAAGCTGGGCACATATATTATTCTCCTGGTTGATAGTATTTATATTATTTCGCATCCGGTGGGGGCTGAACAGGCCAATTCTTGAGCCCCAGTAGTCATGTCTTGTTCTTCATACTCACTTAACAATGACCATTCTACATCTTTAGGCATATCAGCAGTTAAGTTATCATATTCTTCTTTTGTACAATCTTGATAAGGTGCTTGTCTATATGTATGTTCTGTAAACGGCAAGAAAGAAACACCCGACATTTGATCAAAATGTTCATAAACCCATGATCCTACATTCATCCATTCGTGCTCTTGTACAGATACAGTAACAGAAGGTTTATGCTCACACCAGTTATCTTGATATACTTTCCATAGTTCTAATTGTTCAATAGCAGACATGTCTTTTCTATATACACCATTTTTGGGTCCTTTAACCGGAAAAGAAAATACTAATGTATGTTCAGGTTTTGTTACATCTGGTTCACAAGGAAATCCTGCTTCTAACATCATTTTTGCTAATGGATCTTTTTTATCTGCACGTATTGTTCTAATATAATAAGGATTATGTCGTGCATGTATGCCCGAAGCACTATCAACTAATTGTGATACTGTACCAGAAGGTTTAACACAAGTAATAGCGGCTGATTGATTAATACCCAATAGTTTAGATGCTTCTTTATTTGTGTTTATCGATACTTGTTTTAATTGCTGTAATAAATTTTCTAAGCCTTTGCCTTTACCGTTAGTTAATTTATTATCCATTATTCCTGTTAAAGAAACACCTAGCAATCTTTCTTCATAACAACTCTCTGACCATTTTCTACTTATATACTTAAAATTAATTAAAGTAGATTGCCATGTGCCCAATATAGTTGCTAACTTTACTTTTTCTTTTAAAGATTCTTCTGTATCATCTTCACGAATAACAACTTCAGACAAATTACAAAATTCACGCGATCGCAAAATTATTTCTGAACACGGATTAGTTCCAAAATCATGATCTGGATCTCGTCTACCACTGTTTCCTGCTTGTTCTTTTGCGGCGGCTCTATTAAAAATACCACGCTCGCCCGACTTGGATTCGTAAAGAGATTGCCATTCGTCCATAAAAATACCCATGTCGGGTCGTTCAGTATAACAAGCAGAATTATTAGCAAGTGCTCGCTGTACATTACGTTCCCACCATTGCCCTGATTTTGCTAAACGCATCCTATCGTCACTTAAATTTGATAAACTAATTAACGCAGAACGTCTTACACCACCCACTACTACTATCTCTGCAATTTTACAAACAATGTCATGACACTCTAATGATGTTAATTTTCTACCAGCAGCTTGCCGAAAAACATCCGATGTAAATCTAAATAAATCTTCTAATGGTTGCGGACCTGATGCTCTACCTCCAAATGTTTTTAAAGGTGCGCCTGCGGGTCTGACTCTACTTAAATCCCACCGGGGAACTTGTCCTGCGTACAATAGATGAATTAATTCACGTAATGCTTTGGCCCATCCTAGTTTACTATCTGAGATAATAAGAGTTGTATCTGTTTCAAAAAATTCTTCATTAACAACAGGAAGTAAATTTACAAATTGACGCTCTACACTAAACCCCACACCTGTACCATTCATTAATACATAAAGAACTTCATCAAATGCTCGTATAGAATCTATTGCAACATACGAACAATTATAACCTGATACATTTTCTCGTTTTAATGCTTCACCTGCTGTCATAAGACAACGCATTGAAGGCATTATTTCTAAATTTAAAACTGCATTTCTTAATGTATTTTTTGCTTGAGTAGAAACTTTAAAATTACATTGTTCTGATAAATGTTCTTCGAAAAAGCCAAAATATCTATCAACTGTTTCTGTCCATGTTTCGCGGCGTGAGTCTTCATATCGATATCGTGAATATCTAGATAAATGAATGAATTGTTGGTATAACGTAGGTAACTCTATGCTCATTAGATCTTCCTTATTTTAAATAAAAATTTTGTAGTATACGACAATGTTTCTGTATTTCATTCCAATTTTCTAAATCATCAAATATATAATTTAATACTATTTCATTGTCAGCAATGATAACGAGTATAATGTCATTTAACTCTTGACATTGAATTAGATTAATGTCTAATTCAAAATCTTGGTTGGAATATAATAATGTATAATATATTCCTAACGCCCTACTATAAGAACAAAAGTGATTGCCATAGATCATTTCCCACGGCGTGGGCCAATCTATAGAATTGTATGGATCAATTGTTCTGTTTTCTAAAGGTACCGTTCCCCATAATTTTGCGGTCTGGTATAAAGCATCTTTTTTAGTTAATTCGTTTAAACTCTCTCTAAATTTTTTCCAACTTCGAAGACGCTCTTTAGGTAATTCAGACCAAATTGTCCTTAGCCTAGCGTGTTCCAAAGTTTTGCATTATAGTAAAATTTAGCAGTTGAAGAAAGTGAATTAGTATATTTTAATATAATATCATCACTTACTTTTACAACTGAGAAAGTAATTCCTGTTGATGCTGTCTCGAGAAAATCGTTATCAAAAACTGGTGGATTCGTTCCATCATATAAAATTCTTATTGTACCTACAGACATTACACCACTAGCATTCTTTATTGAATAATCCACTACACACGTATTAAATATCGTGCCATCAAAAAGGAATCCAGTAACTTCGTCTGTTACAGATGCATTAAATTGAAGCACCCGTGTATATTCTTCATTTTGCTCAACATCAATTTCTGAGTTGAACCCTACTTTTATAGTATCGCCTGCTGTTAATATGCCAGAGGCAAATGTTAGGGTTAATCCTGTGATTGTATAATCTGTTCCTGGAGTTTTAGGAACATCGTTAACAAGAACTTTTACTGTACTTCTAGCAACTCGAGCTTCTAATGTGTATGTTAGGCTCGGTGTGGGAGTTGCCGCTGTAAAAGTTTGTAAGGGGTTACCAATGAATAGTCGTTGTTTATCTGTTGCGTAACCCGGCTCGCCTTCATTAAGTAGGGGGAGGTCTATCATATCTCCCCGGCGAAACAATATACGAGAAATTTTAGTTGTAGCCATGGTTTAAATCCTGATTTGGTTGTTTTTGTTATTTATCGAGATTGTAATACTCACTAACTTTTTCGCCCCATTTCTCGGCATAAAGTTCAAACTCATTTTCATCAATAACATACTCTTGATACAACCCAGCATTTTCTCCATCCCATGTAATCATCATGATAACTATATTTTCTATATGTGTATCATATAACGAATTATGGGCAAGTGCATATGCTACACCTTGTAAAAAATAGTCATCTACCCATTCTCGTTTCTTTGGTTTTTTAGTTGTTTTAAAATCTATTATTGTCTGTTTATTTTTCCATACGCCTACACAGTCTGTTGTTCCTGCATATAGATCAGGATAAAATAAAGATACTTCTGTCCCCCATACTTCATTTAAATTCTTAAAACCTTGTTCAATAACTATATCTGCTAATTTTTCTGCTCGCTTATATATAATGTTAGATTTTGTTGTTGTTTCCTTTCCATTTATATGGTTTTCTAACATTGAATGAACAACCGTTCCCATATTAGCTGCTTCACTTGTTATTTTTTGTGCTTCTTGTATACCTATACGTTTCCGCCATGCAGATAACGCCCTACGTGACTCTGCAGATTTTGTTGCATCTAAAATAGTTGTTACACTAGGAACATCACCTGAGGGTGTAGAATATAATCTTTTGCTTTGTTTTGTTGTTCTCTTAAGAGAGGTATACGGATATAATTCGACTAATAATGACATATACTAATTGTACATAATATACACGAAATTGTCAAGTTATTTTACCATTCAATTGACCATTTAAATGTTATTGTGGATGTACTATTAACTTGCTGTGATATAGAATAAGACAAATCTTTAAAATGTTTAAGAACTTGTGCCATCTGATCAAGTTTTACTTTATCTGTAATAAGATTCTGCCATGTTTTGTAATAGTCTTGTGCTAGTAAATATTTTGTAGAATTTGTTGCGGCTCCGCCTGTAATTGTTACAGTTGGTGCTGTTACATAACCTCCACCAGCATTTGTTATTGTGAAGGTATCTATTCCTCCGCTTGAAACTGTTACTGTTGCCAATGCTTGTACATTGGGAGAAGCAACTACTGCTACTGGTGGTAATGTATAATTTGCACCAGCGGCTGTTAGTCCATATCCTATTACTCGTCCTATTGCATCTGTTGTAGCAACAACAGTAGCACCTGCACCTGTTGTATCACCGACTGCATTTGTTATTGTTACTATTGGTGCTGTAGTTGCGTCATACCCAGAACCATATGTTGCTGGTACAATATTACTCAATGCACCGCCTGTTATTGTAGTTGTTGCTGTTGCTGTTTCTCCATCCGGTGCGCCTATTGTTACAGTTGGAGCAGATGTGTATCCTTCGCCAGCAGTAGCCACAGAAATTGAAGTTACTTTATACAAATTCTGATACAAATGATCTAAATTACTTGCAGTTGCAGTACCGTCTATTTGAGTCGACCATGTCATAACAGTATCGCCATCCACTTCAACAGATAATAGTCCTGCTTCAACAGCAGTTAATATTTCTGTTTCAATGTCACGAATTTCTTGATGTATAACAGAATCAATTCTTGCTTTTGTTCGTGCCTGACTGGCTGTTAACATTGCTACCATTATTTAATTTCCTTCTTAAGTTGACGCTTGGCCATTTTACTTATTGTTCGTTCTTCTTTATCTGCTACATCTGGCGATACATATCTTTCAGCGTCTGTTGTTGCAATTTTAATTGTATCTCGATTTGCCATTGCTACAACAGGATGTCCGGATAATATCTGAACTACTGTTACTGGATCTACACCTACATATCCCATACTTTTTAAGTCCAAAACTACTTGATCTGTGTTTACTTCAGTTGTACCTTCAGCAGACGCTGTGACGAGAAGATTAATTATCTCATCACGCAAATCATTTACATATTCACCGGCCTCAAAAAGTTCTGTTAATCTCATTTCATTGATTGGATAATTTGACGTAAAACTTTATCGTTGTATTTGCCTTCTTTTAGTGCAGTCTGTAGAGCACGTTTTGCTTTTTCTACACTTTCTTTCTTAACTGCTCTACCCAATGATACGTCTGCTGGACCAGCAGCTGCTTCGGCTCCATCTAAACTAATTTCGTCGTCGCCACCTAATCCGTCGTCCATATCAGTGTCGCCCATATCCATGGACATATCATCTGATCCCATGTCTGTTGACATAGCAGACTTTTCACCAGTTAAAACTAATACTGCATCTTGAACTTGCTCATGTGTTCCTTTAATTCCTTCTAATGCACTACCTAGTGCAGCTTCAACAGAACCATTAAATTGCTCACCCGCTTCTGGGCCATACTCTTCTTTAATTCTGTCTACTAGAGGCATTAAATTTTCAACTTGCATCTTAGCCAAATCTTCTGCGATATCTTGTAGTTGTACTACCATATCCTTCGCAGCTAATGCTAATTCTGCCTGATCAAGATCTTGCTCTAAAAGTTTTTTCAAATTTTTAAAAGTTGCTTCTTCATTCATTACGTTTCCTCTACGTTTAATACTACTATTTAGTTTGCCGTACGGCCAAACACCGTGTCCTCCAAGAGCACCAAATGTCTGCCCTCTTGGTTCGGGTGTATCTTTATGCCCACCTGTATCCATTGACGGAGTACCTAATTTAGGAATCCATTTAGGTTTTCGGCCTTTTTTTCCTTTCTTTCCCTTGTTGGGATTTGTTCTGTTTGCTGTTGTGGCCTGTGTACCTGTACCCACGTTAGTTAGTCCTTTGACTATCGTAGGAGCACCTGTCATTGTTCCTAATTTTATTATATCGGTATTTGGTACATCTTTAGTGCCATCTTTAGTGCCGGTTCCTGCTATAGCAGGAGCAACTATACCGCCAGTGACATCGATGCCTGTTCCTGGAACAAAATGGTCTATACCAGTGTCGACAGTTCCACCTGTTGGAGGAGCATGGTCTACAGTATCAGTATCAGTATCAGGTACTGTTATATCTGCCATACTAACACCAGTACGTGGTATTGCAGCTCCTGCAGCTCTATCATCAAATCCTCGTGTATCGTCTTGTTGATATCCTTGTGCCGCAATAGCATCGGCGGCTGTTGCCGCATCGGCCGCTTGTTGCGCGGCAATTTGTGCTTGTTGTGCGGCAGTATATTTGGCGCCCATATCAACACCAGTACGTGGTATTGCAGCTCCTGCGGCCGTATCATCAAATCCTCGTGTATCGTCTTGTTGATATCCTTGTGCCGCAATAGCATCGGCTGCTTGTTGCGCGGCAATTTGTGCTTGTTGTGCATCAATTGCATGTTGTGGTGTAACATAGGAAGGTGATGCTGTTCGTCCTGTTGGTTCGGCCATCATATCCCATTCACTTGCATCACTTGCTGGTTGCTTTTTAATAGCATTAATAGTTGCCGCAACATCACTATCTAATTTTGCTCTGACCTGGTCAGCTTGTGCGTCTGTATAATTGGCTCCTTTCATGTCAGGATGTACTTGAATTATAGAGTCTACTGCGGCCGCTAACACTGGTTCTGCGTTGTTTACTCCTGACGTGTCGCCGGCATCTATAACTATTTGTGCGGCTGTGGCGGCTGTGACTGCCGCGGCAGCTGCCGCTTCAGCTGCTACTTTTTGTTGATATTCTGGTTCTCCTTTAACAAAATCTTTCCAGCCGCCATGAACGTGCGGGTAAAGAGAAGTTGCTTGTATGAATGCTCCTTGTATAGCCAACTCACGTGCAAGTTCAAAGTTTGCCAATGCTACCATTTCATTTGCATCACCAGCATCCGCCGAATGTGTCATTAAACCTATAAAATTTACACCTTTAAGTACTGCCTTAGCAATGGCTCCTGCTTTAGCACCACCTAATGCTTTATTTAACCAACCTATACTATCATCTGCCGCATTTACTACTGTAGTTCCAACATTTGCATATACTCCAGTAGGAACTCCTGAAAATGCCGCTCGAGCAGCTGTTAATCCAGCCGCTGTTGTAATACTAGCAGAATTAATATTAAGTTCATTTGCAAAACGTTGTGCTAGTTCAGGTTTTTTTGTTAATATTTCTGTAACGTCTATAGATTTTCCGTCGTCTGTTTTATATATAAATTTTAAATCTTTATCATCTCCACTCGACGATATAAGTTTTCCTGTTTTAGGATCTACTAATGTTGGTAATGTATATTTTTCAGTTTCATCTTCTTTAGATTTAGTAGGTGTGCGTCCTGGAACTTTGCGCTCAATTAACTGTTTTAAATATTGTTCAAATAAAACAACTCTATTATATTCTGCTAAATCAAAATCTCTATATAATTCTTGTTTTGCATCTTGTACTTGCTGAAGTACTTTCTTAACAGAATTACCGTATACTGGATTCTTTATAGTATAACCATAATCTTTTTCAAGAATATTTTTAATATCCGTATGTTCTTGTTCTTTATTTTTTAAATCGTTTAAAAACATGTTATCACCTAAACATTTGTTTTCTTATTTCACGTCTAGTATGTATTACTTTACGTTTATTTTCTTCAAATTGTGTTTCGTACAATTCTACGTTAAACGAATCTTCTGCTCTCTTTAAGAGAGTTTTATAATGCTTTGCTTCGTTTAATTTACTACCATATGTACCATCTAATTTATAGATGTTATTTGCTTCCATATCTCTATTTTTAAGAAGTGCATTAACAATTCCTACTGCACTTTCAAATAAAGATATATTATCATACAACATTTCTTTATGTTTATTTAAAACTTTGTATGATTTGTTTTCAATTATTATTTCATAATCTAATATACCAACACCAGATTTGGTTTTGTTTGTCATAGCAATAATATCGCCGGCGCTTTTATCTTTTCTAGCCTGCTCTGCTACTTTACTAGTAGATTCATTTAATCTACTCATGATAGTTTCCATGGCCTTAACATCGGGGTTCGAAGACCCCGATGTCTTGGTCCGATCTGCACTACCATTGCCATTTAATTTAGACAATAAGTCTTTCATGGCTTTTGTATCTTCTGGTGTATGTGCCATAATATATTACTTACGCGGCGCCTTCACCACCACCGCCGATCATCGATGACATTTCCCACCATCCGGCGGCGTCACCAATAAAACCTACTACAATAACTGCTACTACTATGAGTAGAATTTTTTGCTTTTTGCCCATTTCGCTGAACTTTTTCATTTCTTATATCTCCTTTATATAGTATAATCAATGCAAGTAACAGTATTTGTATTAGTACCAAACTTAATACTGTCACCATCTTGTAGGCGCAATAATGCACCTCTACTAACTAGGTTTCTCGCAAGTTCATTTTCTCTTTCCGATAAATCTTCTTTATAAAGGAAACCATCCGTAGATTCGTTTATTTTGTTAATTAATTTATATTCTCTATTACCAACAGGCATGATTAAACCGCCTTGTATTTCTATTATTCTCATGTCAAGCCTGCTGTTTTTAATAATCTATCTATTTTATCTGATGTTCTTTTATCTGCTGGTATAATTGTACCGTCTGCTTTAGTAACTGACGCAGTAGGCATATCTGCTGGATTTCTAACTGCAACACCGGTTGGCTGTTTACCCTGAGCACCTTTGCCTGCAACTGCTCTCATTTCTTTTCTACCGCCAGCAATTGCACCCTTATCCGAAAATGCAGAAGAATATCCAGTGGTGCCTGTGGGTTGCATAGGTACAGTTTCCCTAGACTGTTTTATATTATTACCTGTATTTCTACCTGTTGCATGAGTAGGTGATAATCTTTCATTTGCTTGTATATGAAGACCAGGAATATGAGGACCTAAAATATCTAATATAGTATTCATATCATTTTCTTCTACTGCATCATTTAATGACAATAAATCGCTCAATCGTATATGTTTCATAGCAGATTCTATATCAGAAGAATCTATATTATAATCACTATAGTTCTGTAATACAGAAGTTAATGTTTTTGCTACACTATTATTTTCTTTTAATGCTTTGAAAAAAATTGTCATTTTATTTTTTACCAATTTTGTTAAGGCGTGCCACTCGCTTACTTGCTGGATTAACTCGTTTTGTTCGTTGGATCTTTCGCTGTATTCTGCTACCCATCCTTGCTTTAGTCCGTTTAAGAGTAAAACGTTTTTTAATATCCAGTGGTGCAGAACATTGGCCCATATTTGCAACAACACGACCTTTTCTACGACCAAAAGTACATCTATACTTACGTATAACCTTTTGACCGCGACGAGCCCAGACCATTTTGGTCTCGGCAATTAAGGGATTTGGATTAAAAAACTCGTTCAGTTGCATTGGATAACCTTAATATTATATTATAATATTTAGCAAAATTATCCCATTTGAATAAGCAAGACTACAATAGTAGATACGAGGCCTGCCAATATAGTACCTGTTGCACCAATAATAACCTTGGTCATGCTATGGTGCGACTTTGTAATTTGGTCTTTTAGTTCCAAAACAATCGTATATAAAGTATCTTGTCTATTTTCTATCACTTTTAATTTCTCATGCATAGTAGAATACCTCTCCGCACATAAATCTACGTGAGCTTCAAGCGATTCTTTTTCTATCTTATATACAGTCTTACCATTTGGCATATATTAATTCCTCTTGAACTACTTTTCAAATAAGTAGAATATCAGTTCGAGAGCCTGAGCGTGCCTAAAATGAGCCTAAGTTAGTTATTAAAATTGTGCCTGTATTAGCCTTTACAAATTTGTAACTTATATTTTTGTTACACTTGTATTTATAGCTCTGTATTTTTGATAATATAGGTATTTTTGTCATCTGCAGACGTACAATCAAACGTAGCACCGACTGTTGCTGATTCATCTAGGTTATTGAATATAGGAACAGCATTAATATCTCCTACTAATCCTTCTACACTTGTTTGATTAGCAAATTCTGTTGCAAATTTAGTAATCCATATAGAATGATTGCCTGCATGACCAGTACCAAATTCATAATTAGATAAATCTTGTCCTGCTAATTTCATAACAGAACTAATAAAAGGTTGGCATCGAAGTCCTATTGTTTGTAATAGTACACTAAGATTTTGTGCCTGTTGATATTCTTTACCAGATCCGGATGTTATACCTGTATCTGTAACATCTATTAATGTGTATATAGTGAAAAATTCTGTGTCACCGTGGCTAAATTCACCAGGTCTAAAGATTCCACTGGGGGTAGGATTTGTCATTTTTACCTATAGGTTCGTTTGCCTATTTGATATCCTGCCGCATAACCAGCAACAGCGGCTCCAATAGTTTTTAAGGCAACGCCGGCAATCTTTTTCATGCCGCTTTTTGTTTCAGGATTATTTGCATTGTCTATACCCAAATTCTTATTTCTAGATAATGCATCTAGAAGAGGCATTAATTCTGCCAATCTAGCATTTGTTCTGAAGTACATTAACAATCTTGTTACTGCTAAATGTTTTTCAGTTGTAGAAGCTTTATGCCAATTTTGAACCAATCGTCTGATACTTTTATAATTGCTTGTTTTAATATTTAATTTCTTTTCTAGTGTTAGAAAAAAGCGAGGAATAAATGCACCGTCTGTTTGTAACGTATTATTAGACATTTCTTTAAAGAATTTACGCAACAAATGATATGGCATGTTTATACGGGTTCTTGCAATAGCATTCTTTTCAGGGGTACCACCTATTAGTCTGTCCGAGTCTCCACTACGATCAAATAATATATAATATGCTAGATAAAGATCTGTTCCTGATACTCTATAATGATCAAAAGAATTATAGCGAATTGTTTTATCTGCATAATCAATTGCGGAAGGAGCAGAGTCATATTCGGAATATAGCATGTATAAAAGAAGCGTATTTAAAAAGGCAAAGTTAGCAATATCGTCTATGCCTTGTTTAGCCATAACTGTTCTATTTCGAAACATTCTTGCTTCTGTTATTTCTTTGTTTATAAAAGATAGTTCCATAGTAATATTTATTATAATTTATATTGTATGTTGTGTCAACTTATCCAAATTTCTTATCTGGAGCAAAATTAGCAGAAGAAAATGTAAGTCTATCTACTAATTTAACAGCATTACCTAAATGATCGACTGCAACAAATCCTTCTGGTGCAGTTACTTCTACTGTACCGTCGGGGTGCATTAAAAATGCATCCATACTTTTAATTTGATTCAACTTATTAACTAATAGACTCTTAGCGGCAATTGTTCTTAAGTACAATCCATATATTCCTTCAAGTTGTGGTTTATTGGATTGCACCCATTCAATTGCTGTATTCAAATATTCTAATCTCTTTTGTCCCGCCGGTCCTTCTGAGCCCGTTTTTAATTTTGCAACTGCTTTATCTGTATTATCAATTAATCTTTCAACAAAATCATCTACAAAACGTGAAGGATCTTCTTGAAAACTGCCGGTACGTACATAACTATTAACATGTGCTTTTAATTCATCACCTACTTTCTTAATTGGACTGTTATTTAAAATATCAAATGTTGCACTTGTTGCTTTATTAGCAAATGCAACATTGTCATTAATTGCCTTTGCTATTTCTTTACTTTCTTTATCGGTTAATGTTGCCGCGCCACTATAGTCTTTTATATAAGCATCATCTACCCAAACATCTGCAGATTTACCTTTTAACCCACTCACGTCAATGTTAAAATTAGCATTCATGTCTGCTAGATTAGCACCTTCATACATTGTATGGAAAACAATACCTATTTTAGCACGTCTTATTTCGTTTGCAAGATTACTATCGTTAGGTACAGCATACATAATTGTATTAGGTTTAAATGTTAAATAATCCTTACCATCAATTTCATATACTTCTAACATATCGGGTGTGAACAATAAGTCGCCCTGCAGGACTTCTTTTATACCTAGTTTTCTTAGATGCTTATATGCATCTCCTAGTTTGTTCCGTAAACCTTGTTTACTATCAACTTTACCGTCGTTCATTACATCTGGATGATTCTTTGCAATGTGGCCAGGCTTCTTATTTAATTTTGGATCTTGTGCAAATACACCTTTTGTACCTACAAAAAATTTACCATCACTAGGATCTGTACCAGTAATTATAGCAGGTGCGCCATCCCATTTGATTGTTATTTTTGTAGAATTCTTTGATCGACCTTTTAACATAGAAAGTAACCCACGCATTATGTCTATGGACTTTTGTACACCAGCATATCCACCATTTAAAATTTCATCTTCTATATGCTCTAGATGAACATTTTTTCCTTCCTTATCTTCTTTTAACTCTTCCGTGTCATCAGAGTTTGAATTACGATGAAATCCTTTATCGGTGGGTTGGGGTAGGCGAGAAGTTCTGTTAGTTCTAGAATAACGCCGAGGATACCCTGAAGTAATATCTTCTATTCTCATACTTTTTCCTTATTCATTCGAGCCTGTTTCTTTTTTTCATATTCAACTTCGGCATCATACTCTCTTTCAGCATGTGTTTTAACAAGCGGTGATGCTATGTCCGCCGCATACATTCCTGCCAATATAGAAGCAATAAGATTTAATGCTGGGCCTATATCCATACCCAATGTATCTGCTAATGGTTTACCAGCAAAAAACATTATACCAACTGCGGCACCTATTAGTTTAGGATGCTTTCTAAAAAATCCTGTAAACTTATGGATGTCTGTTATTTTAACACCCTTTCTTTGTAAAGCCTTTAACTCCCTTTCATATGCTTTCTGCGCGGCTATATCAGTTAAATGATGATCTTTTGCATATTTGTTTGCCTTCTTAAAAAGATTCCTCACGATTTCCACCTTCCTTTCCAAATCTGCTTCAAATAATGCATGTGAATCAAATACTGGATGTATGTTAGCTACTTCATTTATTTTCATTTGCTTTCCAATCTGCCGGATCCGATGTTGTACCTGCCCCTATATGAGTTCCGCCAGTAACAGTGATAGTTGGACTCTTCTTGGGTTTCGACTTAGGTTTCACAGGTGTCGACTTAGGTTTTGTGGGTGTCGTTGTTGTCGTTGTCTGCGGTGCATATCGCCCATCGTCTAGAGGTCGAATTTCATAGCTACCATATGGTTCACTTTGATTTACATGTATATACGACTTATTATGTGGTGATCTCGTATCTAACCTATCAGGAAAAAATTGGCGCCGCTGATTAGGGGTCAATGGTTGCCGTTGACCGGTACTAAACGCACTTCTTTCACCTGTACTTCCCCAATAAACATCTCCCTTGGTATACTTGCCACCTTCGCGATCAGCAATCGTCTTTGCCCTGTCCATACTCTGGCCCGCAGAATGCATCTCACTATTATCTACAAGGTGTTGTACTTCATGCATCAAATCGTTCAATTTCGGGTTCGCACCAACACCTATTTCGTCGGTCCCTCTGGCCCATGCATCTGTATCAGCATCCATACTTATATCATGAGTAACAGTAGCATTGGCTATATGTGGGTAATTTTTATAAACCTCCGGTGCATGTAGAAAATCTCTTAAAAACATACTGCCGCCTCGAGGTAATTTATTAATAATTTTATCTTTATGATTTGAAATTTCTTGCCTAGGGAGATGATCGGCGGCCCAAAGAGTACCATGCTTGAGCCAAATATCCTCTCGACTATCGCCTCGGTTAACTGCCCGTTCTGCGTCTCTCAATGCTTTTTTATTCCAATCTACCCTCGCATTTGGGCCTATGAAAGTAGATACTTTTGTTTCGTCGCCAGTGAATACATCAGATTGATTATTGCTTGATGTGTTATCAGACCCTACTGCGGGTAGTGGAGGTAACCGTGTTTGTTGAATCTTTTCATCCAATACTTCATTTATTTTCATTTTTGATTCTAAATATTCCACGTTTAAATTTTCGAGGATCGTGTGTTTTGATAGAATTGTACAATCGTTTAGTTAAATCAGCTGCTTCATCTCCTTCATAACTTTCATTTATTAATTGTACTAAATTAATAGCACTAGCAATAATATGATCTGCTTTACTTTCAATGATTAGGTGTTTATCCCTATCATGTACCATATTATTAATTTCTTCTAATAAACTCTTTGTACGTTTTTTCATAACACTGTCTCTGTATTTTATATATTTATGTGATCTTGCTAAATAGTTTTGGAGCATAGGAATACATCATGTCAGAAAATTGGTATAAAACATTTATAAATGTAGTTGAGAATCCTACAACAAAGGATGAAAAAACACCTGAACCTGAAGAAAAGCCAGAATATAGGCCTATTCATCGTTTAGATAGAGATGTACCTTCTATTAAAAAACCAACACATTTTGATAAAACTGTCACTGATGTACAAGATACACCAGATGACGAATTAACACCCTTTACGCGGTCGGGGAAAGGAGAGTCCGACGAAGATAAAGATCCTATACTGTTCCACCGAACAATGAACAAATTAGTCATATTAGGTAAAGCAGGCCTGTTAGACCATGATAGCGTTATGAAACTTAGACAAAGTTTCAAAGTAATGCTAGATGGCAAGGTTCCAAATACACAGCAAAGAGCAGTTCTCCTAACTGTTCTTGATAAACTAATAACCCTCATAACAAGTGATATGAGTCTCTTCAATAGAATTAGGAGTGACCTTCAACGAGATAAAACTCAAAGGTAAAAGTTATTCTAATTTACGCAGTAGATTCCTGAGTCGATCTTGGGAATCTACTGCTTTTTCAATTACAGTGTTTGTTTCCACAGTATCTGATACTTGACTTTTTTGCTTTAATTTTTCATACAAAGACGAAGTAGTTTGATTATCGTCTTCATCATCTTCTAGATCTGTTATTCTTAAACTGTTAATATCAAATCCAAAATCCAACTTTTGCCCAACTGCACTAGAAGAACGTGTTTTCATAAACTGTATTTGTACCCTGCCACGTTCCCGCATTGCTCTACTAGAAAATATACCTATAACATTATCAGCAGTTTGTATTTTACTTAAACCTCCTGCAATATGGCTATGATCAAATTCTATTTCGTCTACTGCTCCTCGGTTCAACTGACTTGCTGTCACAAACAAAAAGTTACCCTCTAATGCAAAATTACGTAGTTCTTCTGATACTAATTTATCTTTAGTATATAGATCTCCTACACTAATTTTTCTATTCAACGGCATCATAAGATCTAAATAATCCAACAATACACAATCCATAACTGTATTTGTTTCGATTTGGAATTCTTTTAAGAATACTCTTATATCATTTACATTACAACCATTTGGTAACTGTACTACTTGTAATCGCCCCGCATTCTTTCCCAACAAACGAACTTTTAAGTCTACATCTTCGAGATTTTTAAACAACTCTTTTGTTGACATATCTGTATGCATTGCATCCATTCGCATACTAGTTAACTGCTCTGATAACTCTAAGGATACATATAATACATTAAGTCCTAACTTGGCCCAATTGATTGCTAAATTTTGTAAGAATATACTTTTACCTGCACCACTACCTCCTGCAAAAATATTCAACTCACCTTTATTGAATCCACCAAACAACTTTTTATCTAATGTAGTCCATCCAGTAGATGTTTGCCCGTGATTGTCTTGTATATCTTTTAATCTTTTAGCAGGATTTTCCCAATAGTCTATGCCAAATTCTCTTGCTAATCCTATTTGTACTGCATCATTTATTAATTTTTCGACTGTACCATATTCTTGCTTTTCTAGTTTATCATAACTTTTTAAAATTGCTTGTTCTAATGCTTTATGTTTACAAAACTGTTCAAACTCATCTAAAAACCAACCTTCATATTTTTCAGTAGCACTTGTCATGTCTCCTAATTTAATTTGTGTAGTTGCTTCTACTTGATCTTTAGTTGGAACAGCAGAATACTTATCTGCATGTTTCATTATAAATTTTATACAATCACGTAATTCATGATCAAAATATTCGCTGTCTAATATACCCCTACACCTTGCATACAAATCGTGATTTTTTAACAAAAATTCAATAAACAATTTTTGTAATTCTGCACTATATTCTTTTGTTTCTGCCATAGCCTATTTACAATACTTTTTTGTAAGTACTTTAATTTTTCCTTGATTAGTTTCTGCACACTCTATTATACTTTTTAGTGCAAATAACTTTCCATATTTTACTACTGCATCCGATACATCCTTACAATCTTTCCATGGAGGGAAACTTACTGCCCATTTTCTTTTTCTTGCAATAGCTACTAATCTTGCTCCAGCATGATCTCTATCTGGACACAGTATTATTTTCTTGCCTAACTTTTCTATAATTTTACACTGTGTTTGATTTGCTAAATTAGATGTTACTGCAACTCCATCTACTGTTAATGCATCCATCGGACCCTCTACAACTATTACATACTTTCTTTCGTATACTTGAGCATCTAAATTAAACACAAAATCTTTTGGTTGTTGTGTATAAAACTTTGGCAAATTGTCAGGACATAATTCCCGGGATGCCCATCTTGCAGTGTACCCTACTGCTTTTCCTTTATATACATAAGGTATAAACAAGCGTTTATTTAATTGAAACGTTTCATTATTACACCAATACAATCTTTTATCATATGCACTAAATCCTCGCTTTGTTAAAAATTCAATTACATGAGAACAATTTGTTTCATCATAATAATCATTTTCAGGATCATTATAACCAAAATTTAATTGTTGAACCCAATTAAACAATGGCTGTGATACTTTGGGTAATTCTATTTCTGGCCAGTTAAATTTTATAGGTTCTTCTTCTGCTGTTTGATATTCAAATTCTTGAAAAACTTCTTGCTCTGTTGCAAGTTGCAATTTTAATCGTTGTATGTCTGCTACATCAGCACCTAATATTTCTAATAATTTTTGTAGTCTAGCAGTTATATGTCGACCAGCAGACCATCCAGTTTTATAACCACAATTAAAACAATTATATTGAAATTTGTCTACATCAAAAAAGAAACCCCCTCGTCCTCTTTTATCTGGTCGAGATTGTCCATTATGAATACACATTGGACAATTACCACTTAACCAGCCGCTAGGTGTTTTGCGATATCCAAAGGGTATGTATTGTTGTACAAACTCCAGAACTAAACTCATATTACTAGTTTAATGTCTATATAGTATTTTGTCAATTGTTCCAGTATTAGCAGGATCTTTTTCATAATAAAATCTAACCCATGCTATATTTCCACTAAAGTTAAAAGCATCTACTCCAGAAAATGCAGTAAGAAGAGCATAAGGATTAGCAAGTGATAAGTCTAATGTAAACCAATCACTAGAATCATTGCCAATAAGATCTAATGTACCTTCTGCATATAATTTACCGGTAAAATCAGTAGCATATACAGCAAATGTATGTAGTCCTGTTTTGTCATGTTTTCTAGCATCACCTTCTATTACATCTGCATAAAATTTAGCAGTACCGCCTACGGGCGTACCGCCTAATTCAGTAAATGTAGATAATGTTGTACTATCAATTAATGTAGGTAATTCAGTATCTAAAATTTCTACTGTTCCACTTACTCGTTGATTATAGTCTGAATATAAAGGTCTAACAATATCATCAGCATCTTTAACTGTGACAGTAAGATAATATAATCCTGATTCTAATTGTCTTATATCTTTTTCTGTTAATGATAATTGTGCCGCACCATTGTATTCATCTGTTAATAATAAAGGTCTACTAATAGTAGATGCTTTATCTTGTGTTTTTGTTAGATTGGCTGTCAGATCAAGTCCATTTAGATTCATGGGTTTTCTATCTTGATCCTTTATTCGAAAAGATATTAAACTGTCTGTACTTTTATAAATTTTAACGGGTCTATTATTCATGGGCAAATTTATTGTCTTAGAATTATCGTTTATATAAGTATAGACTCTCT